TCAGATGAATCAATAGCTTTTTCAGTAGCAGTCGTTGTGCCTGTTTTTGGTATCATATAAGTAAGACCAAACATTGACATCTGTTCTTGAAGGTCTTGTAAATCTTGGCGGCCTGCTCCAATAGCATTCCCTTGATGTTCAACAACCTTCAAATCTGAATACTCTGCTTCACCAACAATCAACCTATTAGCTCCAAATGTTATCGCTCCATCATTGTTGGTTTGTAATCCTTTACCAAACCACAAACACAGCCGAGCATAGTGCAAGATATTTCTTTGGTCCGAGCTTGACTGATAGTGCATTAGGTTCAACCAAGCAAGATCCATCAGCGGAGGTTCCGCTGTAAGGAAAGACATCTTCGGCCCCGGCATAAAAGTTCTGAATGGAATAAAATCAAGCCCCGTTGTGCCTTCACTCTCCAATACCCATTCTTTTTTCTCACCAGACTTTCGCCACAATTCCCACCGACCCGGCTCCAACACTCTTACACGCTCCACTTCAGAAGTTGTATAAGAATCATCTGTCGTTTCTTCAGTAACTTCTTTGATTCTTACTTGTGTCAAAGTCGGTTTGCCATTTAGATAACTATACTTCCAGCCAAGCACAGCATCACCAGATACTTTCGTCCAATAGGGACGAGCATCCTTACTCTTGCGGGCTTCTTCAGTCCACCTTTTCCAAATAGGTTCTTCCCCTTCTGGAACATCTGTTTCAAGATACTGCACCACACCATTTGCCTCTCGAAAAGAAATAGAAGGATACTCCGTCAGTATGTGCACCACACCATACGCCAGTGCTTCAGCAAATATATGATAAGAAAATCGGCTTAGGTTTTGTCCAGTGCGATCCACATCTTCATAAAACTCTCGCATGACTTCAGGTGCATCTTCATCATAAGTTATGTCCTTTGAAAATACTTCCCCTGTAAGTTTTTGCACTGTTCTCTTGTAAGCATTAAAAAGGATTGTCCGAGACTTTCTAGCAGTGTAAGCATTATCACTTTCCGCTTCTTCTTGCGGTAGATAGATAGTAGTTTGCCTACGCATCTCAGCCGTACCACCCATTAAGCACATAGGCAAATCAATTGTTTCTACATAATCACTAGCATAGTACGAAGGCAATCCAACATTTTTACTTACATGCCCCATAACTTTTTCATCCGCCATCTTAAATAATCTCCTGCACGACAGTCTTGGTTTTCCTTAATGGAAACTCCAATTCAGTATAATAACCAATGCCGTCAGATAAATGCGTTAACATAGGATCAGCCTGCTTGTCCGGCTTGCCCGATCCATCCTTCATAAGCCTTACACCTTCAAAATCGGCAACAACATGTGAAGCATTCACAGGATCAACCATCAGCTTGACTTCACCAGACACAGAAAGTAAACGTGAATTAATTGTGTTAATCATATCCCGCACACGTGGGTGTGCTCTTCTTAATTTTATTTTAAAACGGCCACCAAACACCGGCCTGAATTTTTCTTCAATCAAATCCCAATCAGTTCCCCGTATCTTTGCAGTACCACCAGCTTGCCCCGTGGGATCACCATACGCTGTCACTGTTCCTTTATGCCCCGAATACTTCTGCAATATTCTATCACATACAAGCAATGTATTAGATCCAGTTGGTATCCATACTTCATCAATAACACCAGTGCCCACATAACCAGACGGCAACATTTGCTCTTGTATAATAGCACAGGTGCCCGGGCTAATGTTAAAGTCAAAACACAATACCAACGGCTTGCTTGCATCATACTTCAATGCCTGCTTTGCATGCACCACCTTATCGAACACATAGTACACACGACCTTGAAAGGTAATGAAGTCACCTTCATATTCCTGCCGGAAAGTAAGTTCATCAAGATCACGTTTCGCTTGCTCAATCTCATGCATGGGTAGTATATCAGCCGACTTCCAGTGAAACCCTTGCCACACCCCAGGCTCTTCCCCTGACACAGCATGCTCCCACAACTCAAAATAATGGTTTCGACCTTCAGGCACACCAATGAACCACACCCAGCCGGGATGTCTGCCTTCAGTGTACATAGCAGGCCGCACATGTTCGTGCCACGTTTCTTTTTTCATGTTCCCATATTCATCCAGAATACCGCCATCCCACGGCCTACCTTCAATCCTCTCAGGCCGATCCATACCCAATACATAAATGCTTGATCCATTGTGCAATTGAATGCAAAGAAGTGATTCAGAAGGAACACCCTTGATGTTGTTAGGCGGGATAAGATTCTTCAGATCATTCCAGAAAATTTCTCTTGCTTGGAAACGGGTGGGGGCGGCACAGAAAAAATTGGAAGGATACCCAATGGCAGGCTTTAAAGCAGTTTTTACAAGGAATCTTTTTGCCAGTTCTGTTTTACCTGACCGTCTTCCAGCAGGCACAACACGGAAGCGCAAACGATTCCAAGGTGTGTAGAATAATTTTGATTGAATTGGATGTGGGCGTAGCCTAGTCCACCGCTCTGTCAACGGTGTCGCTTGCACTGGTTCCAGCATTAACAGCATCCTCATCAGTATCAGAGTATCGTGGCACAGTATCATCCATAGCCGCAACTTCTTCTCTTATCCTACGAGCCGTGTCTTCAGGATCAAAGATCTCAGTTGGTTGTGCGCCCCATCTCTGCGGGAAGCGGTGAGACAGTAACCATGCCGCCGCTTGCCATTGAGGTAATGCTTGTTTCTGCTGTTCCCTTCTTTCTACTAACTGACCAAACTTATAAACTTTCCTTGTTTCCGTTATCTCAGCACCACCACGAGCGGCTTGGTGTATAGCCGCCAATGATATTGCCTGCCCTTGGACTTCTGCTTGCTCTACTGCTTCCGCAAACTCTACATAAGGTGCCGGGGCATTAGGTTCTTGTCCTAACTTCTTCCATTGATAGAAAGTCGCTCTGCTAATACCGGCATACCGTGCGGCATCTTCATGTGTCAAACCCAAACGAATACCCTTGGCAATAGCATCTATTGTTTCTTGTGTAAGTGCATAAGCCCCACGGCGATTGTCTATAGACTCTTCATCTTGCTCAAGCACTTCAGAATCAATATTATCGGGTTCTGTTCGGTCTTGTTTGTCTATTCTGTCTTTATCGTCTGACACCTAACGCCCCTGACACAACGGAGGAAAAGAACATTAGTCTATAACGCTACTCGAAATATTAAGATTTGTCAAGGGTATTTAATAAATTTTTTAACTGAGCAGGATTGATAGCAGAGCCATAAGTTAAAATTTGTTGTATATCCATCTTTAGGCTTTCACCTTTCACCACACAACCAAGCAGTCCCACATGGTGGGAATGTGGGAACCGTACCACACAAATCCCATAAGTACCCTCTATGGAAGGAAACCACTCGGTCTGTAAACATTCAGCCTCATGCCAACAACTTTCAAGATGTTCTTCACTCATTCTAACTTACCCCCTTTCACATGTGCACACGTGTGCACATGAATAAATTTGGACTGCTTTTGACAAAACACATTACCGGCGTCATAAGTTTATATTAATAAAAACGAATTGAAGTTCGTCTTCATTAATAATGTAAAATCTTTTATCCGACACTCACCAAGACATCTCAGTGTCGGATGGATTATTCATTATCTAATGACAACAACATAGTCACTAATTGATTTACCAGATTAGCCGATTCCATACCAGATCGAACAGCTTGATTAAGAATAGCTTCTTTGTCCACCTCTTTAACAACAATCTCAGGATGCTCAATTCTAACAATATCATCAATCTCAATTGTATCCGGCATAGTAACCGACAATAAAACATGTTTCATAAGAAAGTCCTCCATTTTATTTTCACCTTGTAAATGCACGTTCACATTTATCAAATTTCTGGTAAATTTCCTTGGGGCATATCCCTCAAATAACCAAGCATACTATCCTTCAGAGACAAGACAGGATCGCTGATCGGCCAATTAATACCAATATCAGGATCATTCCATAAAATACCATGCTCATCTTCTGGCACATAATATTCAGTACACTTATACAAAACTACCGTCTTATCTTCCAATACCAAATAACCATGTGCAAATCCAGGTGGAACAAACACCTGAAAATGATTCTTCTCTGAAAGTACAAAACCTTGCCATTGCCCAAAAGTTTGAGATCCCCGCCTTATATCCACCGTTACATGAAAAATCTCTCCTGTAACCACCATCACTAATTTCCCTTGACCATGCTTCAATTGATAATGAAGACCACGCAACGCATTTTTATAGGACATAACAATATTATCCTGAACATAATCTCCAACAATGCTTAAACTATCATACAATCGTTTACTATAGACTTCCGTAAAACTTCCACGGGAATCCCTATAATTGTCAAGAGAAATCAGTAACACATCTCCAATGCCTGCATGATTCAAATTCTTGTATCCACGCTTTGGTTTTTTCATATCATACACCCTATATCTGCTAAACCAACAAAATTAAATAATAGCTGTGTCTTCTTCATCTTCAGGTATTTCATCTGGATCTTGAAATTGACCACTACCAGAGACAATTGAATGTTGTACAATCGTACTACGTAACATATTAAAAGTTGTCTTCAATGATCCCTTTTCGCCATCCCTGCCTTTCAATAACCGCAAGATCCTGTACTGTACAGGATTTGAAGATTCCGCATCCTCTTTATATTCATATTCAAAAGATAACACAACCGAAGCAATCTGTGGTATCGCCCAAGTACCAGCAATGCCTTCAAGCCCTTCACTCTTTTTACCATACTGATACGACAGAATTACTGGTATCTGTTCACTAACAGCAACTTGCTTTAATACTTCTAAAATTTCAAGCATCTTTTCCCATCGAGCACCACTTCTAAAACCTTTTACCCGTAATAAGTACGCACCATCCACTATCAGCAAATCCGGTGTCAATTCTTTCACAAAAGTAACTAAGTCACTGATTTGCGCCTGCAAACCACCCGGGACAATCTTGAACCAGCCGCCCGGATCTTCTTGCAACAATCGTTCAAGCCTATCAACACCAAACTGCGACAGCGTTCCCATTTTTAAGTCTTGTGTATTCAAACTACCACGCAAACCTAAACCACGTCGCCCCACCTGCAATAAAGACATCTCAGGGGAAGAGTATAAAACATTGTGCCCATTAAGTCGTGCAGTAATACCCATTGTCAAAGATAACATCGACTTACCAACACCAGTTGTACCAACAATGACAATTAAATCACCTGCCTGCGCCCCACCACTCACACGATCCAAAAACGGAAAGCCAAAAGGCACACCAGCTAATCTTCTTCCACTTTGTATCTCATTATGTCTTTCAAGTGCTAATGCTTCAGCATCCAGAAGATCTACAACTCTTCTGCTTTCTTCACTCTCACGAATCAGCATGTAATGCTCACCCAAAGTGCTCACCGCTTCAGAGACATTACCAGCCGACAAATGTTCCTGTACTGACAACACCGCACTATTTAAGCGTTGATGTTTTAATCTTACTTTAACACGATCCGCCCAATAAGGTAATGGTTCATCAGGTAAATTAGAAAAACAGGCAGGTTGCTCTATTTCTGTCGAAACAGTTTCCAGCAAAGGCAGGTGCCCATACTCCTGCATGTATTCATTTATAAATTCAAAAGCTCGCCTTTCACTTCCAACAAAGTGATTGCTTTGTATCCCATGTTCACTTAAAGCAGAAAAAGAACCACCAGACAAGAGCAACGAGCGCAGTAGACCAAAACCAACAGACGACATAACATTTAATCCTCTTCTGGATTATTAAATAACATATCTTTTAGTTTGTTGCGAACACCCTCTTCCAATGCTTCAATCTGTCTCTGCTCCCCACGATTTAAATCAATCTGTCGTTGCGTATCTACATGAAAGCAAGTATTCAAAGCAATCAATACTTGTTCTTCAAATTTGCGTGCTTGTGCAAAATTGCCTGCCAACACATGGTCGAGCACAGTCATCATGACCGCCATAACTTTTACTGACATTTCAACTTGAGCAAGCTCAAACGATTTATTTAAGCCAAGTTCAATCATGTCCGAATCAACATTTGGATTAGCCGCTTGTAAGATCCTAACCTTCAAAGGCAATTGTATCTCTTTCAGCTTATCAAAAAAATAATTCAGCAAGCCTTCACCAAAGTCAAAAATTTCTTTGTTAGTATCACGG